CCTAAAACAGCAAGGGCTTGTACAAAATCTACTGCTTGTTTATTTGTGTTATACCAAAGCCTACCAGCAGAACCGTCCCAGAAAATTAGTTCATCAATAAATTCTTTAGCTTTTTTAGATGAAAAATCTGAGAGATTAAAGTTGCTAAATGATTTTATCTTTTTAATATCAGTTTGATTTTGGAGACAAAATGTAAATGTAGTGAATCCATCATCAGATACATTTTTTGTAAATTCAGTATTTGTTTCTTTCAACAAGGCTTCCAACCTGTTAATCTTACGTTGTTTCTTCAGGTGAAGATCGCAAGTTTTCCATGATTTGTTACTTTGTGGATACATGCCTCTCAAAGTACCATCAGCTTGAACGGCAATCAAAAGTTTTTCATAATCTGTTAAACTATTTTCTTTGCCGTCTGCAATACCAGCAACGGGGTATAGATAATTTCTTCCCCATTTGCCCTCCATTGATTTTTTCTTTTGCACTTTCTTGGTTTTGGGATGAATTAAAACCAAGTCATGATTTGGAGTAACACAAATATTGGTGGTGGTAGAGTTGTAATAATGTAGTTTGCCGTTGTAATCATAGCTTACAACTTTTAGTGGATTTACAAATGTTATTTTTTTAGATTTAATGTCATATTGAGCAATTTTATCATTCATAGACAAAAGGGTAACATTCTTCCATCCATCAGCGGTTAGCAACTCCGTTTCTTTATCAAAACATTCAAAAGATCCAAATGTTGATGCCATCATTTGAATTTCTGGGTGCGGAAACCATTTGGCAACTCTTGATGCCCAATAATCTTCTACAACTAGTTCCGTTTGAATAAAACCTTTTAATACACCTGCGATAACTGATTTTTCTGATTCTGTTAAGTTAAGTTTCCAATCCTGTACATCTGAAGCCATTTGGACTTCAGTAGGAATCCAATGACTTTGTTGTTGTTTAAGCCAATAATCATAAGCTTGATTGTATAGGAATGGTTTGTAAGTAATACGTTTTTGTAAGAGTGACATAGTAAATCTAAAATGCTCCTGTAGTTATTCGTTGAACGCTATTTTGACATTTGTGTCTACTTCCTTAAGTTTTTCTTGCCGCTCCTTAAGGAATTTTTTGAACTCTTTTGACTTACTAGCGTCTGTACTGTTTGCTGCTTTGACAACAATTCCCTTTGTTGTTGAGCCTTCTGTTTCTTCTTCTGGATCATCTGGTAGAACTTGTAGAGTAGATCTGGCAGTGTCTAGATGTATACCAAATGTACGATCTTTTATTCCCATTCTGTTTTTAGCTACATGTAATGTTCCATAGCCGCCCTTTTGGAACAAGCCAACAATAAAATCCGCTTCTGCCGCTTGTGCATACGATTCAGCTAGATTTGTTTCATCAACAACTCCATTTTTTGACCCTTCTTTGTTTGATTGAAGAGCAGTCCATACAGGGCACCCCATTTCCTTTGCAAGAGCTTTCAACTCACGAATAATAAGCTGAAGCTCGATACGCATATGTTCATGACGTTCAATGCTACGAATAAGGGCTGCATAGTCAACAATGATGATATCTGGCTTATAATTCTTGTAAGCCATTTTCTCTATGAATGAACGTAGAGTGCCAACAGAAGGTACGCCAGCAGCATATTCTTTGATAATAAGATTACCAAGAACACCATTGGTTTTTAGTCGTTCAATTTCTTCACGCACAACATCCTTGCTTGATTCTAGATCAGAACAACCAATCTTTGTGATGTATGAATCATATCTAAGACCCACATATTCTTCTGGTAGTTCCATGGTAAAATGGAATACCGTTTTCCCACGAAGTAATGCTTCAGCGCCAAACTGGATGAGAACGTGTGATTTGCCATGGTTTGTTGGGGCAACAACAATCCCAATCTCTTTTGCCGCAAGACCACCATTCAGGATAACTTTGTCATCAAGTTCTGCAATGCCTGTGGAAACAGGTTTTCTTGCTTCTTTTGAGTAACGACGATCAAAGTCTTCTGTGTAGTTTAACCCTTGTGATTGAGTAATACCAAAGGAAGCAACTTCTTTAATCTTTTGTACTACTAGATCATAGTTTCCTTCATCAATATGTGTGGTTGCTTCCAAAACGGTTTGGAAGGTTTTTTGTCTTTTGCACCATTCAAGAGATTTTTCTTTAGCATATGAGAGATCACCAAGGTGTTGATTAGCCCTTACTGCAACAAGAAAAGAATCAATCTTATTGAGTAAAGGTTTATCTTGGCCAAAGGATTCTTTCGACATAGCTTCCAAAAGATCTACTGATGGAAACTCTTTGTAACGTTGATGATGTTTGATATAAAGTTTTGAAAGTGCCTTCAAGTGCATGTTGGCATCATCAAAGAAATCTGGCGAAAATACCTCTAGAAATCCACCAGCCCATTCCTTGTCAACAATCATAGATTGCATGATGCGTTCTTGCATCGCTTCGTTCCAGTTTGCATCAGAAAAAGATTTACTATTCGAGTCTGCCATGTTTTTGTATAGCTCGTTTCCTTTGTGTGAAATTAAAATTGTTAGCAAATTCTCAGTTAAAGTGAGAGTTCATACCTTGTGTTAAGCTCTGGTATAACATAAAGAGTAGGGCTGTTATAAATTTTCTCAATGGACTAATTTTTTTAATTCTGTGAGGAAAAAATCCCACTCTTGTGTTTGTTGCATCTTGGCTTGATGTAAAATCTTGACAAATTCCATCTTTCTCAAGACATTATTTCTGCTTTCTAACTGTTGATCAATTTCTTGAATCTGGGAAGCAGAAAGCGCCGAAGTGGAAAGGTACATCAGCTTCCAATTCTTTTCAATAGTCTCAAAGTTTTGATGAAGTTCAGTTAATGCTTTGGACGGCTTTTTAGATTCAAGAAAGATTTTATTGGTTTGAGATTTCAGCCAAGCAACATCTTTTTCTTCCTGTGAAAGTTCTGGGAATAGTTTTATTGCCGTTTTTTCTCCAAGGCCATTAATTCCACGAATTGTATCTGAATCATCTCCAAGCATTGTGCGAAAAAGGCATACGTTTTCTGGGATGACTCCAAATTTTTCAGTTACATACTTTGAATCAATATATTGCTTTTTAAGTGGGTCATAAATCTGAACAAGAGGATCAGTTAATAGTTGGTAAAAATCTTTATCTCCAGATAGAATAACTTTCTTGCGGGGATCAGCTTTTAGCTTTGATGTAACGAGATATGCGATAATATCATCACATTCAGTGTTCTCAACATAGATTTGATAAACAGGCAAACACTCAAGTAATGAAAGCAATAAACTTAATTGTTTTGGTTTATTATTTTCATCATAAAAAGGGTTTGGTCTGCCGTCATTTCTAAACTGATTAAACTGCTTAATTTCACCTTGCTTGCCGCTGCTAGATTTATACTCAGAGTCAATAGAACGTCGTCTAGTAGACGCTCCACCTTGCTCCCATATAATGACTATCTCTTTTGGTTGAATGACCTTATAGGCCCACCTGAGCGTGTTTATGAACCCAACTACACCACCAATCAAATCACCAGAAGCAGTCACCGCTTGATTGGCTGCAAAGTTTCTTACAAAATTATTAAATCCATCAACAATTAAAACTGTCATTTAGCTTACTCCTATTAAAACCAAAATTCAAACGGTGAAATATCTTTTTGTTAACGACCTGTGCTTCCAAAACCTCCATCACCACGTTGGGTTTCAATAACCGTATCAGTTTCTTGAATTGTAATTTTGTGAGGCTGGTTTACAATTTGATAAAAGATTGCCTGAGCAACCCTTTCACCTTGTTTAAAAGTGTAAGTTGATTTACTGCTATTGTGCATAATGCATTTAATTTCACCACGATAACCAGAATCTATGATTCCACCTACTGGGAAAATGCCTTTACACGCAAGTCCAGATCGTCCCTCAATTTTCATAAAGATCGAATCAGTTGTGGCGACTACAAAATTTGCAAGCTGCAATCCTGTTGAAATCAGTTTGGTTTGACCAGGTTCTAATGTTTGATCTGTATCAGAGTAAAGATCAAACGCAGCATCACCTGCATGGGCTTTTGTTGGAAGCCGAGCATTATCATTTAGTTTTTTAAAAGAAATGGTATTCATAACGGGTACAGTATAAGTCTACCGAGCCCGCTATGCAACCCAGATTAGTTTCCGACTTCGCCCCACCAACCTATGTCAAGAAACCTTATGCAAGTGCATGTTCGTCAACTTCGCTAGAGATTTTTGTTATTTCATCTTTTTCGGCGGCATCAAGAATAAAGCATCCATCACAAAGGGCAAGAACATGTTCTCTAAATTCAGAGTTGTTGTAAATTTTAGTTTCAAACTCATCTTTTCTAAAGGTTTGTTCTTTAGAAATTTCTCCTGTTTGAACATCGATCAATTGAATATATTTCCAGCCGCCTGTTCCATAGATGTTTGCAACCAAACCATCTTTATAAGCAAACTTAGCTCTATTCTTTTTATAGGTTTCTGATTCGCAGAATACTCTTAGATCATCAAACAGTAATTCAAGATCAGTAATACCTTTGCCATAGATAATTTGTATACTTGTTTGACGATATGGTCTAGCTACTTTGTTTTTTACTGCACCAATTTTTATTTCAATACCTCTAATAATCTCTTGTTTGTCAACCAGTTCTTTAATTTTAGAAGGCGTATAAACTCTTAATCTAACAGATGCAGCAAATGGAATAGCCATTCCTCCAGGAGTTGTGGTGTTGTGGTTCACTTGTCCTTCTGCAATATAATTGTGAGTATCTTCAACGCACATATCTAAAACTTCTATTGGTTCTTTAACCAATTTTGCATGAGGATGTCTAGATAATTCAACCCACTCACCATTAAACCACACTCTATGATCTGGAGTCCCCCTTAAATCACCAAGTCTATAATGAACTTTAGATTCATTCTTAACCACCAAATCAGTTATTTTTCTCCAGCATTTTGTATTTGTTTTAAAGTCAAAACTTTCAATTTCAATATTTGAATCTTCAATATTTAACATTCCAACTTCATCAAAAGACTCAAAACCTTCTTGTTCAAAAAGTTCACCTAATGTCATTGTATCTTCGGATATGCCCCAGTGTTTATTTGGTTGTCTAATTTTAATTCTAGTTTCTGGTGAAACGCATGGATCAGATCCCATCACCCCAATTTTTTGCCTTGTTTGATTAAGTAAAATCAAGGTAACTCCCTTATCTTTTAAGATTTGGTTCACCTTCATAATCCCTTTACTCAAAGCCCTGGCTTTGATACCAATTTGTTGTTGTTCATATGTTGCTTCCAATTCTGTTCGGGAAACAGATGCGGCAACAGAATCCCATACAATCAAAATTGGGACATCATCCATTTGATTTTTTACAGATGTGATAATCTGTTCAATCAATTGAAATGTATCTTCGATGCATTGTTCTTGTACGAAGATTAGTTCTTCAACATTAACTCCAATCAATGCCAAGTTTTCTAGAGAGGTTGCATTTTCTGAGTCGATATAAACAGCAATACCACCATTTCTTTGCATCTGAGCACAAATGGTTTGTGCAAGTGTAGATTTACCTGATGATGGTTCTCCAAAGATTTCAATAATCCTTCCACAAGGAATTCCACCTGGTCTTCTATTAGAAATAATATAGTCTAGTTTAACACTGGTTGTACTAATCCATTGAGCGACATTAGTTGGGGCATCCTTATCTTCAATAAGATTGAAAGCAACTTTTTCTCCCTTTGTTTTATTGATATCTTTTGTAATATTTGCAATTAGGCTGCGTCTCACGCTACTATCTTTTGGTTTCTCTGTTTGTGTTAATGGTAATTCAGCTTTTATCTTTTTTACGTTTGCCATCTTTATATTCCTTATTATAGGTTTCCATTATTATCACTACAACGCATAAAAAAAATGCCGCCATTTTTTGTTGGCGGCATTCCTATTCTAACCTATTGTTAGTTTACCCTTTACGTTATTGGAGTCTAGCTTTAGCTTTTAGTGCTTGTAGTTTAGCCAGAGCATCATTTGTTGATGCTGGTGGAGCAGCAGAAAACTTAGCTTCTTTTGCTTCATCATCTTCAATAGCAACACCGCTTGTATCGGCGGCAGAAGCAGATTCGCCAGATAGCGTCCCGTCTTCAAGACGGGTATAAAATCCTTCCAATTCAGTTTTAAGTGACGCACCATCTTTAATCCAGTTCTTGAAAATCTCTCCAAGTTTTGGACATGAATCCATAAATTCTTGTCGAGCATCTTGTGCTGGTAGTAAAGCACTTGGTTTGTTACGCAGAGTAAAGGTATACTGACGAACCTGTTTACCGTTCCATAGTTTTGGTTTGCCTGAGCCATCAGTTTCAGGCATTACTGAAACTTGAAAGTCATGACCGTTTTCTAGATCAAAGATATCTGAATCTTCATAATCTTCAGATTGAAGTTGGGCATAGATTTGATCTCTAACCTTTTTATTGAACTCAAATACTTGTGGACCTTCTTCTTCTTTGCCTCGTTCAATAAGGATACCAAAGTAAGATTCGCGAGCCTTCAATAGTTTCGCTGTGTTCCAGTTGTCACGACGGATATCATCAAACTCTTGCTTGATTGGGTCAGGCATATCATATTGATATGGTGCTACAAAACGCTTGTTTGGATCAATGTTACGGTAGAAAAGAATTTCGTAGAATGGTTCATCGCTGCCGTTATCAGGAGCTTGGATAAAGCGGATATTGTATTTTTTACCGATTTCTGGTTTCCAAGTTTTATATGCTGGTGTAAAATCTTTTTTTGCGCCTGGTGCTTTTGGTTCTAGAGCTTTTTTGATTGCAGATAGATATTTTGGTTGTGCCATTGTTTTTTCCTTATTTGTTACGTCCTAAAGTTAATCTCGGATTTTTGGGTCATCAATAGTAGATTAGTATGACAGGTGTTGAGATTAGTTTTTTGGAGTTGGTATCCATAATTATAGGGCTCGACACCTATTCTTGTCAAGAATCTATTGTGAACTTGCTTTTTCTATTTTTGAAAAAGTCTTTATTTTTTCAGTAGAAAATGATTTTATTGCCCCCTGTTTTATAGGGGAAGATGATGCAAAAAGCAGTGCATCGTGGATCACAAAAAGTGGTTTAATTTTGGTTTTATTTTGTTTGTAAAAGGAAGAAAATAAATAAAGGGCAAGATCAGCAGCGGTCGATTGAATGTAATAGTTGATAAGCATATAATCTTGAAAAGAAGAGTCAATCGCTTGCTGTTTTGTAAGAATTGGTTTGCCGTAAAAGTTATAGAGGCAACCATCAACATATAGATCATTCTTGAGTTTTTGTTTTAACTCAAGAATTCCTAATGAAGAAAGGAATTTATTAAGCTCAGAAGCTTCAGCTTGATGAACAGTATTTGAATGTTCTACAGATGAACCATATATCAAACGCAGAACAGTGTTCTTAATTTCTGAACGGTCAAGGTGTTTAAGGCCAATAAAATCTTTAATTGAAGAATAAAGATCCTGATAGTCTAGTTGACTTTGCCCACAAAGTTGAAAAAGGATAGTTGGTTCAAGAGCAGAAAAGTCCATTATATAAAGATTATCAGCAGAGAAAATCTTTCTGCGATCTTCTTTTTTAAGCATTAATATTTGTGGTCCAGATAGAATCTTTTGTCTACCTGTGATTGATGAAGTTCTTCCATAAACTACAGCGTTCGTTGGCGGCAAAAAACTTTCTACGATATGAAGATTTCGATTGTCATTAGCTGCACGATAGTCTTCAATTAAGCTATCAATCGCATCAACGTCAACAAACTGGTCACTAGAATGCAATGAGTCAAGGATGTAGTTTGACGGCTTAAACATCTGTTCATAGTAAAGAAATGTACTATCAAAGGTTGGTTGATTAACCAAAATTGATTTATAGAAGCTTGAACTGAAAAGCAAATGTTCTTGTTCTTCTTCTGAGTTTAGATTCATTTGCAGTAAAACAGAGTTTAATTTCTGTGCTGGTTCTGTTCTCAGCAATTCAAGAAAATCTGACATGGGTTATCGTTTTTGATTTTTGAACCTTACCAAATGACCAAAAACTTCTTTGAGGAACATTGGGTAAGCAGGAGAATAGTTGGGATTGCTACTGACGTTGTAAAGTACCAATTCATCATCTAGATTACTAATCTTGAATCCAGCTAGTATAGCTTTGTACCAAAACCACATATCTTCAGTTAAAGGCAATAGATCTTCATACATACCAATTTTGTAAAGTATAGATCTTCTATAAACTGCCGAAGCATTACCAACAGGATTTATACCATTTATAAAAGCATCTAAGCAATCATCATGGTCTAATGGTCTTTTTTCAAGTTTAAAGGTTTTATCTCTTGGGCCATGTTTTGTGCGGCCAACGTATTGTCCACCAACAACTTCTATATCGCTGTTTAATTCAAGAAACTTGATTTGTTTTTGAAGTTTATTTTTATCTATCCAAACATCATCGGCATCTTGATTCGCAATATAGGTGTATGAATCATCCACTTGTAGCAATCCGTAATTTCTGGTTGGAGTTGTACCTTTGTAAAGGTTTTGTTCATAAATCTTAATACAATTTCCATTTGTATGATTAAGTTTTAAACTTTCAATAATTGATTTCGAATTATCTGTTGAGTTATTAAAAACACAAAATATGTCAAATTGATAATCTGTTTCTTGATTAAGAACAGATAATAAAGATTCTTCAACATACTTTTCTTCGTTATGTATTGGTACAATAACTGCTGTTTTTGTCATGTTGAAAAAATCCAATCATTCATAATATTTGGATGAACGTTTGATAGATTTGTAATATCAACACCATAAACAAGTGATCCATCCCAAGGTTTATGAAAAATCCAACCAGCAGTTTGGGTTTCTAGTTTTTGGGAATATTCAGAAATCATTTGGTCTGTAACTTCTTCATTTTTTAATCCTGGGAACATAGGATTGTTATAGGTTGGGTCAGCCCCGTATAATGCCGCCCATGATTTGCTCCAAAAACTTCTATATGTTTCTAACTTGCGTTTAATAGAAAACCATGAGTAATGGTATATGGAAGGCATATTAACATTGTTTACGATATTTTTAAGAAACCAAGATGAATAAGTTTCATTAGCATCTTCATTTAAGAGTGCTTGTTGCCGTAACCCTTGCATAAAGTCAATATTTGCAACATATACAGGCAATGGATTTAGTGTATCAGCATGGATCATATTACATCCATCTGTTCCTGGTTTTGCATATAATAAATTATCTTTATTATATCGAAGCTGCCCAGGAATTCCATGAATGATATATGGTTTATTTTTACTAATTCGCTCTTTTGTTGGACCAATGTCAATTCTGATTTTGTTTGCCCCCCAAAATTCAATAACAGGAAACGCTAAAATATCTGCGGGTGTATTAGCGAATCCTTCAATTATATTCTTCCAAGATCCATAGTCTTTTTCATGGATTACTTCATCTACATCAATCTGAAAAAGGACATCTCCAGAACATAGCTTTCTAGCATTTGTTTTTGTTATTCCATCGTATATACCATGATTTGGAGCATCCCAAGGAATATCATTATTTGTATAAATCTTTATTTTTGAATTAGTATTAGCTAATCCTTTTAGCATTTCTCTTGTGCCGTCATTTTTTATTGATGTATCATAAACAATAACTTCATCAACAATATTTGAAACAGAATTTAAACATTCCCTAACAGGGTATTTTCCTGTAATAACATCTTTTGTTGTTGCATAAGCACTTGTTTTAATTGCCATGATTAACCTTTACAATGAGTGGTATTATAGTATACGCAAAATCTGCAACTTTCACGATTTTTTGTATAGAAATGTTTTTTAATATTCAAAAAGAATTTATGAATTAACTTCTCGGCTTCTTCAAGCTTGGGAGCATCAATTTCAATTGGAATAAAAGCAATTCTATTTTGATTATTTTTTGTAACTTTTCTTCGTAGTACAACAAATCCACACTTAATTTTATCAAGTGGAATGTTATTTTTTATTGAATAAAAATGCTTATAAAGCACAAGTTGCATATATTTTTTAGGATCTTTTGACTTGGAAGAATCCCAAAAATCTTTACTTGATTTCCAATCACAAATCCAATAGTTGTCACCTGACTTAAAGATAGCATCAATGTAGCCCTTAAAGAAATAGCCATCTTCACCAATAATTGGTTCAAATAGTTCATATTCGGCGGCAACAAACTCCCAATCACCAAATGTTGTACTCATGAAATCAGGAATTTGATCCATGATTGGTTTGATAGCGTCATGCCACAAAGTTTTATCTTTCTCAAGATCTTCAGCATTTTTAAGCTTTGAAAACATTTCTGTTAAGACTTGTTTCTGGGCATCAAAATCTGGCATCTCTTTTGTTTTGATATAGTTCTCCAAGATATCATGAAGAACTTGTCCAAACTCCGTGTTTTCATTTGGACCATCAAGAGCAATTTGCTCAATGTATTTTAGTTTATGTTTAAACTTGCACTCATACCAAGTTAGTAACTCAGAAAATGAAATATAGTTTTTCTTCTTTTCAATTGGAAGAGTAGAAACATTGCCTTCAAATACTTTCTTTAAAGAAAAGTCTTCAACAGACTCTCCCTGTTGTTCAAAATATAAGATAGGTAATACTTTCTTTTTTGTAAGATCGACTGACATACGTTCATGATAAGGCCCACCCTATCACTTTGTCAAGGCATCAAGAGTAGTTGGACGAATTATGTCGAACTCCAAATTCAACATTTGTTCTAAATTGTTCTAGTGTTTTTGCATTGCAATAACTCATTGCTGAACGAATACCGCCAGCAATATGCTCAATAATTTCTACGGCACTACCTTTAACCTTAATGGTAACTTCTTTACCTTCTGGTGTGGCTCGCATAATATTTTGATCATTCAACACATCGCTTTGCCGTTTCATAGCCCAAAAAGATGCCATTCCTCTATATTGAACTGTACCTGTATTTGGTTCAATTGATTCAATCAATCTTTGAAGATGATCAACTTCATATCCGCCAGTTTCTTCTTTCAGCATTCTTTCTTCAATTTGTTTAATGTGTCGCTTAACACCCACAACAATTGGCGTTTCTTGTGTGCCAGCAAAGAATGAACCACTCATAACAAGGGCGGCACCTGCACCAATCGCTTTTGCAAAATCACCAATTTCTTTGCAACCACCATCAGCAATAATTGGAACGTTTAGTTTTGGATGAGTTGCAGTATCAAGAACATTAGAAAATGTTGGCGAATTAACACCAGTTACATTTTTTGTTGAACAAATAGAACCACTGCCCACATTAATTTTAACGGCATCTGCACCCATTTCTTGTAGAGCGATAGCACCTTCTGGTGTGCCAACATTTCCAAGAACAATAAAAAGTTTATTACGATATGACAAACCATTTACAATATTCATCATTTCTTCGACTTGAATACACCAAGCATTTGCAATATCTACAATAAATCTTGTGCATCCAGCTTCGTAAAGAGCATGAATTCTGTTTATATAATCTTTTACACCTAAACTGCAAAAGCAATCAGCTCCAGCGGCAACAACCTTTTTATACTCTGTTACATTATCATGGATTGTCATAAATCGGTGAAGACCAGCAATAGCACCAGATTTAAATGCGGCAATTGCCATATCAGCTTCCGTAACTGTATCCATGTTAGCCACAAACACAGGAATTTTAATATTTAATCCAGCAAATTCTATGCTGGTATCTGCATCCATTCTAGAACGAAGGGAAGAATATTTGGGTTTAATAAAAACATCTTGATAAGAATACTTTGGCGTTGTGTCAATTTTCATATTGTTAATATAATGCCTACCTTTATTATTAGTCAATAGAGAATACTTACTTAGAGAAAGAGTTAAGTTTATGGATTTAACACCAAAAAACAAAAAGATTATAAAAGACTTTGTAATGCATTGCCGTGACGAACTTGGTATCGTCTCCAAGTTTTCAATTAAGCTAGTAAAACGTGGATTACCAGATCCAACCGCTGGGATTTTCAATCCCGCAACAAAAGAAATTTTTGTTTGTTGTAAAAATAGAGCTGTGGCAGATTGCTTACGCACAATCGCTCATGAATTAACTCATCTTAGACAACTTGAAACCATGGATCACGATGATGGTTTTCCCACAAATGATGAGGAATTGCAACCTTTTGAAAACGAGGCCAACGTATCAAGTGGAAAATTAGTGAGATACTGGGGCCGAAACCACAGGGAAATCTACGATGACCTAAAGTGATTTTAGAGTCAACCCAATACTTCCCAAAAATATGCTGGTCTACTCCTCAAGTAGTCCATCATTTCTTCTCTTGATCCTGTAAACCATTGCTCATCTTTGTGTTGAACATTTTTATTTAGCAACAATTCAAGTCCAAGTGCTTTTGCTTCAATTACAACTCTGGGACAAGTATCTTTATCTGCTGGTCTAAAGCAGAATGTTTTATACTGTGCAATAACTTTCAAGAATTCATTATATGGAAGTCTGGGGAGGTGTTCGTACTCTTTATTTTCCACAGAAAGCCAAGCTACAGTATTCTCAATGCCTTTGATCCATGTTGCGTTGTCATTTGATAGGATAGCCACCTTCTCTTTTTTGTTAAAAGCTGGGTTACCAAATACTTGATATAGGCTATCTAAATACTTTAGAGTATCGGCATCAAAACATGATGAAAGAATATGGTTATTACAATTTCCAACTTCAGGAATTCTTGTGATAAAATGTTTCTTTTGGGCCTCGCTCATCCAAAATACATTTTGTGCTCTTGTAAAGAGTTCTTGAATTAGAGTACGAATTTCTAGGTTTGCTGGGCAATCGCATGGTTTCTTGGCTTGCATTAGATGCAAACCTTCAGATCTAAACTTACAGTATTTGTAATCGTATTCAACAACCGAATATTTAGCCCCAGATTGGATTAGTGCCTCTAATCCTTCTTTATTGGCGGTTACAAAGTTAAAAACTACAAAAGTTTTATCTAGGTTTCTTTCAATTAATTCTGGTGTAAGTGAGTTTGCATGAAGCTTGAAAACAGATTTGCCTTCTGGCCTTTGTTTATAAAGGGATTCTGTTGTAAGTTCTGCTCCACCTTGGACATCATTAGCAAAAAAATCGGCTACAAAAACAGTATTGTAATGGTTTGGAATATGAAATTCCATTGGGATGTTGGTAAACAGGTTTCTCATTTTTGGTTTAGCATGATTATTAAAATCTCAAGTAGCGGATGTTTGTTCTTCGCTCTTTTGCATTTCATATACACGATATGTGCGATATTTTTCTTTATCAGAAAGTCCATAAACTTCTTCATCACGATAAAGGACATCTACGTAGCCCATGTCAATTTCTTTATTTAGTGCCGCAAAAGTCATAACAACCTTATTTGCATCACGCTTTACCAAACCTTCTGGTTTGCAATCTTTCACATAAAACTTCTTGTAAAGAACGATCTCATCATCTTCTTCATAAGCCGCATCAAAAACGTAAATTTCACATCCAATTCCAATAATATCATCCCTTTTCCAAGAGGAGATTGTATCAAGAACTAGTTGACGATTTGACAAAATACCATCAGTTTGAGCGGCAATCATATCTTCATCATGGTTTGATACATATAGCATTTCTGCTTCATTGTATTCCATCGTTCTTACTGAACGATATTTTGTTACATGTTTTGGGTTGTCAGTAACTTTGACTTTTGTTTCTGATAGAAGTTTCTTTTCAACTTTTGCTTTCGGTTCTTGGTTCTCTGTTGTCATGGTAGACACTCTACTTTCTAGGCATAGACTAGTGCTAATCTGATGAGTAGTCAAGGCAGCAGGAAGAGTGTTTGTTATTGTTGGTGAAATGGATCTATTTATAGGCCAAATTTGAGGATTATCTTTGGATGCTTTAGCTAGTGAATCAAAATGTGATTTATCCACACCAAGATATTCTGCTATTTTTGAGTCAAGACTTGGAGTGAATTTTATTATTTTGCCCCTGAGAGTTTTGATGTTAGAACTAATCAACTCAACTAATGTTCTAAACTCTGCATTAAGAATTTTAATTACCGATTCTTGGCTCACAAATTCATATCCAAAGCCAACTTTTTCTTTTGTGCAGTTTCCTTTACCAAAATATTTTACGCCCCTATAACGTCTTTTATGGAACTCTTCTCTGTTAAAGATAGATGCCCAGTTTTGATGTTCAATATTAAGGTAATTCCATAGTGGAATGCCATTAAAAACTTTATCCATAATTTGGTTTCTATTTTCAGTGTATTCTGATACGGTATGCCCCGTAAATTGATCTGTAAGAGATTTTTTCTTGATTGATAATTGGAATACTCTATTTTCAAAGTTTAAAAATACATTGAATAAATTCATTGATACAACTTCATGACTATCAATAATACCAAGGTTAACAAGACGTTTTACCCACATATTGCTTGCATTTTCAAGAGAAAACTGCACCCTTTCTTTCACATCGTCACTTGGCTTTGATTTATCTTTATATGACAACACAGATTTTATTGTGCGTTCAACTTCTTGCTTTGTGAAAGACTCTTTGCCTTCCATCATTGACCAACACTTATTAGCTGTAGAAACTATTTCTTTTCTGTTAAAATTTGTTCTCTTTGCAGTCTTTATCAGTTCATTAAAAAGTGTTTGATTTCTTTCACCAATCTTGATTGGTTGTTTGCCGTTAAAATTTTGACACTCTGCAACTTCATCATTTGTTTGTTCTTTTGTTGAAATTGTTTTAAACTGATTATAAAACCAATCTGGAAGTTGTTTTAGATCCTTACCGTTCCATTCATATTGTTTACCAGATGAATGCTTAGATCCTGGGCCGACAACAAATCTATTGTTGCAAATGATATCAAAACCTTGATTTTTAATCTTAATTCTTGATTCCATGTTTCCAAGGAAATAAAAATGTATTCCTTTTCCAGAAATTACTTCACATGTATTTTCAAGTTTAAGTTTGCTGATTAAATCTTTTCCAAGTTCTACATCATCAAAATCAACTACGATCAAACTTTTATTTTGATCATGATTCTTGCCGCAAACAACACCAAAATTAAACATGTTCTTTTGAACAAGCCCAGTATAATATGAAACCTCCTCTCTTTTTACAGCTTTTTCTCTTAGGAAATCACTACCCTTCCATTTCTCAACTGGGTGCTTACCAATACTTTTACATGTTGATCTCATACAATTACACCCAGAGTTATTTGTAACTCCATGCAAAAACAAAACTTTAAAACCATGATCGATGCCGATCATTGAATAGAAATCTTCTAATGCCATACTTTTCTCTTCAGAACTCAACATCTGTATGTCCAGAGTTACCCAAAGGCAACCTAGTTGTTAAGGGGATTAGTTCCCTAGATTAGAGATTCTTTTCTCTCCTCCCCAAACCCCTTATATGTAGTAACCCAAGAAGTGGTAAAGTATTCTGCAATTGGAACAAAGTAAAATAACAATAAGTTTTACTTAGTATTAGTTAATTCCAAATGGCTTCCAGTATTAATAAAAATCGTTTTAAAAAAACATATGGTTATGAACGAGTCACTCCTGCATTTGCAAATGTGTTAATTGCTGGCACAACTCAGTCAATAACAATTGACCGTAATGTTATCAAAGTTGATAGACAATTTTATTTGCTTGCTGAACCAATTGAAACATCTTATACGCCACCCGCCCCTCCTGGTGAATATGAAGAGGACGATTATGACATTTCTTCTTTTATAGAAACGCAAACAATTACATTTACAACACCGTTTAGTTCAACTCCAATTGTTGTAGCCCAAACAAATACATCAACAAATGATCTATATAATGTAAACTTATTTATTGATTCTGTTTCTAACACGGATTTTACTGTTAGGTTTTCATCAGCATTTTCTGGCTCCATTCGTTATAGAGCAATATATAATTCAACATATCCAGCTATTGTTGAAAGATTACCATTATTTCCTGGTTCTTTCTATACGGCATCAGCAGATATTGTTTCTCTGACTAATGAAGACCAAAAAACAATTACTTATCCAAGTCTTGGTGCCGCCCCGACAGAATTATTCTTAACCCCACAAGATGCAAGTAATGATGATACAGCGCAGGTGTTTGTAACAATGTCTCTAGGTACATCGATTGGTAATACCAGTTCAGATATTACAGTTTCTACACCATTATCAAACCAAATTAACTTCATTGTCGCCAAGTCTTAATATTGGGCTTAATTAATTACAAAGTAAAATGGCAATAGATTTTAGAGCAGATCAAGTAAGACTCAACCGATTAATTTCTTCTGGTTCTACACCAATATTAATATATCCTTCCAGTAGTGCTAGTGATTTGTCTGGTGGACAAACAGCAGAATTTATAACTTCTTCTGTTGGTACAGATGTGTTCTTATTTGTTTCTGGTGCAACTGACGGTACAGGAAAAACTTTATTTGGTGGAGACGCAGTTGTTTCTGGAAATGTAAGAATAGATCAATCTTTAGCTCAAGGAAATTCAGTTGTTGCTTCAGGCTTATATTCACATGCTCAAGGATTTGCAACAAATGCAACAAATTTTTATACACATGCCGAAGGTATAAGTACAAATGCTACAGGATTCTATTCGCACGCAGAAGGTAATACAACTACCGCATCAGGAACAGCAGCACACGCAGAAGGATTAGGCTCATTAGCTTCTGGTGTTTCTTCACATGCAGAAGGGGATTCGGCAACTTCTTCTGGCGATTATTCACATGCAGAAGGATCTGGGTCGATTGCATCTGGAAAATATGCACACGCAGAAGGTACTGCCACATTGGCTGCTGGAGATTATTCTCACGCAGAAGGCTTTTCAGCTACAACTTATGGTGATTATTCCCATGCAGAAGGTTCTGGGGCTACAACATATGCTACTGCTTCTCACGCAGAAGGCTTTTCAGCTACAACTTATGGTGATTATTCCCATGCAGAAGGACAATTTACCAACACTTACGGTCTAGCGTCTCACGCAGAAGGTTTTTTTACCATAGCGCGTGGAGAATCTTCCCATGCAGAAGGTTATGGCTCAGAAACTTTTGGCACAGGTTCTTTTGCCGCTGGTTTGTATACGGTTGCTTCTGGTGCCGTTGATGGGGCCAATCCCCCAACAACAACCCAAGCTGCATTTGGAAAATATAACTTAAGAGATAATGTAGTTTCTTTGTTTGTTGTAGGTGACGGTTTAGATGATACCAATCGTCATGATATATTAAGAGTTGATTCTGGATCGGTTCAAGTAACAGGTTCATTGTTTGTAAATGGTGTTCAAATAACTGGTGGCGGTGGTGGCGGTGGTACTCAAAAACAATTTATCGCAAAATATGAAGAAACCACAAGCACTTCCACTGTTGTTATTGGACAATTCTCTTGGGTTCCATCTGATTATGCAAGCTTAACAACATTAAGAGTGAGAGCAATCATGAGCACAGATGGGACGGCAAACCACACAGGAAGTTTGCAAATCTATAACCTTACATCTGGTTCATATATTGATCTTGTTAATACACCATCTATAGATACAGTTTTTATTATTACAAGTTCAATACCAACACTTGTAACTTCATCTAATTTATTATCAGGCATCACAAACTTTGATAATGCATCAACATCAATATATGAAATTAGAGTCTCTGGATCAACCGCAAATAGTACAATTATTGGTGGTGTAGAGCTTGTTTACAGTTAATTAAAGGAAGTATAAATGACAAAATATTATAGTGTAAATAAAGAGTATGATGCTGGTGAAGGAGATATCGCTATCTATGATCTTGTAAATGTATTAACTGCAAGCGGTTGGACAATTCAAAGTGCGAGTAATGGAACAAACTTTGCTGCGGGTACCACTTATTGGTCAAGCGCAAGTTGGGGTAACTTAGCATGGGTATCTGTAAGAGAACCATCAGGACCAGGTGGAAGAGAATGGTGTTTCCAAAGAGTAACCTATGATTACAACTGGAGAGTTAAAGTTTCTCCATATGCAGGATTTAGCGGAGGTTCTCCATCAGCGACACAAGTCCCTTCAGCAACAGATGAAGGAATTATTTGGGGTAGCGGTGACGACGCCACGCCAACAGGAGCTCAATTATTTTACACAAGTAATAGATTTAAATTTCATGCCATTGCAGAAAGTACGCCAGTTGGTCCTGTTGGTAACCAAGCTTATGGGTTTTGGTCATTTCATAATCTTGCTGGGGCCATGGGAGATTATGGATATGGATTTATAGGTCAAGAACCATTGGCAGTGGGGTCATACCCTGCACTGACAGGTTCTAGAGTAAATACAACAAGCGGAGAAGCTGACCCATGCATCTATGGTTGTTATTATAACGGCAATGCAAACTATGCTTTCGGCTTTTTTCTACACGGTTTTAATGAAGATGTTAATACAGGAGCAGTTTTTAAATATTTTTATAAATACCAAAATGCATCTGGTTCTGTCGTCAATGCTTATGATTTAGGGGGTGTTGGATCTTCAAATTATGGTTGGCCTAGATTTGTTAACGTACATCCTTGTTCTGGAGAAGATGTTAATTTTCCATTTATGGTTGGTAGATATGCTGGTGGTACTTCACAATATTATACCCCTGTTTTTACAAATGTTGGATTAAAAGGAACTTGTAATTTCTTAAAAATAAGAGGAACTAATAGAAGCACAGGCGTCCCAGTCAACCTTTCAACGGATGCTTATGTCTACGTTGGTGATCTAGTAATGCCTTGGCCAGAAAATATTGTCCCAGAACTATAAGGTGCAACTATGACAAAATATTATAGCGTAAACACAACTCCTGCAACTAGTCCTGCCGCAATCGTTTCTCTAGCTGGTGTGTTAACATCAAGTGGATGGTCAATTATCAGCTCATCAAATGGAACAAATTTTACACTAGGAAATACCTACGTTAATGACACTGATATGGCCAACAATTATTCTTGGTTTACAATCCAAGAACCAATTGGACCAGGCGGAAGAGAGTGGTGTTTTCAGCGCATGACTTCAAATACAACATGGAGAGTAAAAATAAGTCCTTATGCTGGTTTCACTGGGTCTGCGACCGCCACACAAGTCCCAACAGCCACAGACGAAGGGTTGATTTATGGATATGGAACAGATGCCTCTCCCACAGGTATAGTACTCTTCCCAACAGATAATACATATACATTTCATACAATCGCAGAAAGTACGCCTATTGGTCCCGTTGGTAATCAAGTTTATGGTTGGTGGGCTTTTGCTAACCTTATAGGGGATACAAGCTCAACAACGGGCAGAACTTTAATTTGTCAAGAACCTTTGGCATCTGGCTCATATGAGCCTCTTGTTGGTACAAGAACAAATACAACAAGTGGCGATGCGGATCCTTGTGTGTATGGCTGTTTAAATAGCAGTGGAGGCGCTATGTTTTGGAGTCGATATTATCTAACAGGAGATACAGTTTCTGGAACTTCTCAAGATGTAGGACTCTACGTATTTAAGCACTTTTACGACTATAAAAGTGCATCGGGGTCATTAACAACAACTCTTGAAGCCATGCAAGGATCCCCAGGCGGTAGCAACGGAAATTATCGTTTTGGGTTAAGTACAATGCCAGATGGAGAGGATATATTGCTTCCTTATATTGCTGGCAGACAAGGTGTTGGCAATGGGTTTCCAAAATATGAAAATATTGGTTATAAAGGAGTCTTAAATTTTCTTCGTTTAAGAGGAACTAATAGAAATCCAGGAGATACAATAAATCTAGCATCAACTGATGCATATGTTTATGTATATGACTTATTAATTCCGTGGCCTCAATCGGTAACACCAGTATTCTAAAGGATAATAAAATGGCATTATATTACAACGTCAACAATACACCAGCAACAGGAGCAGAAGCAATCGCCAACATAGGGTTTGTATTAAGTTCTTCTGGTTGGACAATTATTAGTTCTTCTGATGGATCAAGCTATGGTGCTGGGGAAACTTATTTTTCAACTTCAAGTCTTGCTGCGACAAACGCTTGGTATATTGTTCAAGAACCAACAGGTGTTGGCGGAAGAGAATGGTGTTTTCAAAGAACAAATGCTAATAATAACTGGCGAATAAAAGTTTCTCCAAACGCAGGATTTAGTGGAGGCACACCATCGGCAACACAAGTTCCTTTAGCAACAGATGAAGGAGTTATTTGGGGTTCAGGTACAGATGCTTCACCATCAGGTCAATTGTTATTTTTTGAAGATAGTAGTTTTAAGTTTCATATTGTTGCAGAAAGCACGCCTGTTGGTCCTGTTGGAAACGAAGTTTATGGCTGGTGGGCTTTTGCAAACGTTGTTGGTTCGTTTCAACCAGTAAACACATATGTTTTCCTGTGTCAAGAACCGCTAGCTTCTGGCTCGTATCCAGCGTTAGTCGGAACAAGAACATCAACCACAAGCGGTGACGCAGACCCATGTGTGTATGGGTGCAATTCCATAAGATGGTATAGTACATACTATAATTTTGTTTTTACAACACAATATTTTTTAAATGGCTACAGTTCAGATGATCAACTTTATTATAATTTCAAATATTTTTATGATTATCAAAGCAGCGCAGGAACACTGACCTATGGTCAAGAAATTATGGTTGGTGGAAATGGTAACGATTATGGAGTAAGAGGCTTAAGTGCTTCTCCAGACGGCAAAGATATTGCTCTACCTTATCATATTGGTCGTCAAGGCACAGGAGCAAATTCTTCTTATTTTGCTATAAAAACAACAGAAATAGGTTTTAAAGGTAGACTAAACTTCTTAAGACTAAAAGGTGCCAATCGTAGTAATGGAGTGACAACAACAATCGTTGGAGGGGCTAGCTCAACATATGTTGTTCTTGGAGATTTGTTAATGCCTTGGCCTGATGGCATAGCACCAATATTCTAAAAAGGAAAATAAAATGGCAGATTATACAGGATTTATTTTAGGAACTGATGACGTTGTTGAATTACAGCAAGTATCTGGATCGGTTTTATTATCACCAACAAGTAAAATATTATATGCAAATATACGTAACCCAGCAATTCAACAACCAATTTATCGTGGATTAATTGGTGGCAACTATGTTTATAATGTCGGCAACCCACCAATTGGTGCAACAGATGTAGTTATCGTTGGCTATAAAGAAATATAAGGAATAAACATGAGAACAGCAGAAGAAATAAGAAAAATTAAGTTATTAAACAATTTACTGCCAATTCAAAACCAAAATCACGCAAGAGCGAGAGCCACTCTTTTTAGAAAAATTATGGGGTTAGATTTCTTAGAGAATTTTACAACAAATAATCTTCCTCACCAAGATTTTCTTTTAGAAATATCCCCCGCAGATCTTGAATCTCTCACAAATACAACTGCATGTCTAGACTTCATTGTTCAAGAAGCACAATTATTTGGCTATACCGCTGAAAAATTAGCAGATAGCCCAGGCATTAGAATTTTTAATCCAATCCCCTCCCCCTAATCGCCTCGCTGTTAGGTTTCAAAAATATTTGCGGCAGTATTAGCTAACTCGCTTCTCTCACCGTTAACAAGGCGGATATGCCCAGCAATAGACTCATTTTTAAATTTTTCGCTTGCTATGGTTAATCCATTACTAAACTTGTTAACATATGTGTTATCAATTTGTGCTGGATCTCCCAACAAGATAATCTTTGTTCCTTCTCCTGCACGGGTTAGCACAGTTTTTATTTCATGCAAGTTCATGTTTTGAACTTCATCAATAATAAAGAAACAATTTGGAATGGAACGTCCACGAATAAATGTTGTGGCTTCTATTTGAATGATACCTTTATCAAATAAATCTTGCATCATAAAAGTATCCTTAAACACTTCATTTTTCTTTTTAGATGTAGTTGCACCCTTTTGGATAGCATCATCAATATTTTCATTTAAAAGAAACTCTAGATTGTCTTTAAATGGAGCAAGCCATGGACCAAGTTTTTCCTCAAGTGTATTGTGAGTAATGATAAAATCATTCATAACATACAAGTGAGAATGGTGAGCAACTGATATACATTGCATTTCTACATATTTACCAGTGCGTTCCACAGCATCGATTCTACGTCTGCGATTATTTTTTCTTGACTTATATCTATCTACTTTTCTCTTAAGAAGAAATGGAGTAAATTTTGGATTAGTAAATGATACAGATATTGTGTATGAATTAAATTTCTTCTCGCTAAAATTTACTTTCGCAAATCCACCAAGAGAAAGAACTAAATCTCTAAAACTATAAGCAAGTTCTTTTGAGATTGTTGTTAAGGAAACATCACTTCCATCAGCAGATACATATCCATCTGTATCCATAAGACCTTGTAATAACAACAATCTATCTTCAATTGAAGAAAACATATATTCTTCTGGGATAAATTTAGTTAAGGAATTTTTCCCTTTTAAACCCAGTTTGGTCGTTGCCTTCGCAAGTACAGTTTTATCCATCATAAAGGTTGATGGGTATTCATGGGTTGCCTCGCTATCACTCAAGATTGCACCAAGTACATATGGATGGATTGGTAATTTGCCGCTTGACTTATACTGTACGGGCTCAACAAGATCAATAGAAACACGATTATGTGATTTAGATTGATCAGTGCCATTAATTTTAGCTTCTATTTGTTTTGTGCTCCAAACTCTGCTTTTCTTATTTGCGTGCGGCAAATAAATTGACCAAGGGTGATCTTCACAACATTCTGCTACAGCACCATCTTCAAAAGTAATTTTAAGGATTTCTTTTTTACCTTTTGGATAAACACCAGTCACTTTTGTTGCTGTTCCATCTTTAGCAATAACAGATGAACCAACTTTTAATTCTCCCATGGTCGTCCAGCCTGTAGGGGTAAGAACTTTCGTGTACAAAGGAACTGGGCCTGGAAGGAACCCAATGTCTTTACCCATAGGTTGAACGTTTCTTGTGATAAGGATTTTGCTGTATTTTTTCTTTGTTAACGTTTGTTCAAGTGCAGCGGCAAGGCTTAGTAGAGTGTTGTGCGTTACAATATAATTGTCTGTTAAGTATAAATGGGATTGGTCTTCTACAGATATACACTGTGCATGTTTAACACCAATAGATTCTACAGAGTCTATATATCTCATTGGTTGATATTTTGTTCTTGGTTTATATCTTGATAGTTTTCTTGAAAGTTTACATGGCAAAATATCTTGTGGTAACGAGATGTAAACCGCATAAGAAGGAAGCCCAAGTTTTTTAACCCCTTTGTATTTAAAGCTTGTTTGTTTGTTTGAAATTGTTGCTTTGCCTCCTAGTGACCAAACTAGTTCCTGAACATCTTTTGCGAGTGTGTTCGATGTTGTGTAATAAATAACTGAATGACCCGATTTGCCAATATATCCATCTGTATCCATTAATCCATGTAGTAGATTAACCCGTACATCTACAGAGTTATACTTGTAGATTTCTGGGATGAATTTATTTTGTGATTTTGAGTTAATCAATCCTAATTCTGTTAGACTAATAGTAACCGCATTACGTAAATCAATTTTTGGATCTAGTTTTTTATGGATAGTCCAACCTTTATATTGTTTTGTTTGCCCTTTTATTAATCTATAAACTGAAGACATACAAAGATTATTTTCTTCAGCAAATTTTGGGATACTAGTAACAGTTTTTAACTCTCCATCTTTAGACTGTAAAATTACTCTATCGAATGATTGATTCTTTTCTAATCTAGATCTTGTATCTTTAATTCCATAATCATACTTACGAAATTTTTTAACAACTTTACAATTAGGTGGCAAACGTTGATTAACCTGATCTAGTATTTCTTTATCAGAAGTCGAAAAACCAATGATATTGCCTGTTAAACTTCCATCTCCCAAAAGAACACCAAGTAGATATGGATCTAATGGAATTTCTTTGCTTTGAAAATTTACTGGTTGAGTCATTGGGATTGAATATATTCTTGCACCATTATCATATAATTTGCCCCTCATTTCTTTAAGGGGTTTTACAGTACCCGCTGTTTTATCCAATCTTTCTCTTCTTGTTTTTGTTAACCATAAATGGTCATCGCAACATTCTGTTGTGGTTCCATCAGAAAATTTAACCCGAAATATTTCTTTATTGCCTTGCGGAAACACACCTGTAACCTGAGTTGGGTTTCCGTTAGCTGAAACCACCAAATCACCAACTTTTATTTGCCCCATGGTTGTCCAACCATTTGGTGTTAGTATTTTAGCATCCAAAGGCTGCGCTTTACCACAACCCGACTTAGAACTAATTGTTACCAAACTAATTTTTTCATCTAGCAATAAATCAAGCAAAAACGCTTGTTCCATATTTCTGCTTTTTAAACCCCATGCTGTGCGTTGAAATGGAACTTTTTTTAATGGTTTACCAGGTTCAAGATATCTACCTGCCCATTTAGCATTTGTTTCGGAGCATTCAAAAACAATAAATTGATTTGGATATAATCCTGCCTCCTCTGATTTGGTTAGCGTAACTGCATCACCACCAGCATAGATTGCATCCATTTCTTCTTTTGATATTTTAAAGGTTTTAATACCAGTATAAAACTCATCTTCTGATGACGGCATATTCATGCTAACAAGGAGTTCTTTGGATAACTTCTTGTAGTCTTCACATTCAATACCAACAGAGATTGCTTTGATTCTTAACAACAAATCTCTTGTTACAAGAATTAATCGTTCGCCACTAAATTTCTGCTTAAACTCAAGACAAAATTGAATAATTTTATTATCTCCTTTTGACCCATCTAATTCTGGGATAGAAATAACAACATTAGACTCTAAATCCTTCTGATTTAACACCCTTAGTGTTCCCAGATTTTTACCAAGTTTGATCCCAGACTTTACTTCGTTTTTATGATTCCTAATAAGCTCAATTAATTTTCTTGACACCTCTCTTGCATTTTTACCAGTATCATCTTGTCTGTCTTTGTGTCTATCCAGTTCTTCTATCACAATCAAGGGTAGGACAACATCGTTATCTTGAAATGACAGTAGAGAACTTGAATCTGACAATAAGACATTTGTATCTAAAACAAATGTTTTCTTTTGTGCTTTAGACTTTTTTACTGTTTTTACCAATTTATTTTCCTTTAAAATGCCCTACAGTGTTTGTGAGCATACATGTTATAATTATTGATTTTTTGGAACGAAGATGAATGATTCTTTAAGTTCTTTTAGTTCTTGATTTCTTTGTTCTTGTAGTTTTCCTATTGCCCTGTAAAAATAAAGCGAGACTGTTCTAAGGCGTAGAAGTTTTTTTCTTGTACGTCTGCCGCCACTTTTTATGCCCTTTTTTATGAATCTATTAAAATCACTATTAATAAATTTCAAAAGGATATCAAATTCCTTTTTTATTTGATAAGGATTATCTTTTATTTCTTCAAGATCAACTGGTATATATTTTGGCAGTTTTTTTGCTGGCATACACTTATTTTTTTAATAGTGTTAGTATAATGTTAGCCAACTGAATACCAAATGCGCCAATTATAATCCAAGAAAACTTAGAAAGATTTTGATAGAAACTAACAGAACTTTCTAGTTTTTCTAATTTATTGCCACCAACCATTTGTAGTTGTTTTGTAGTTTCATTTAACTCAGCTTGTTTTTCATCTTCTTTTTTATGATCATTAAGTTTTTCTTTTATTGTGTTTAAGCTTATTTCCATTTTTGTTATTCTTGGATACAAGCCTTCTTCTGGATCATATATTTTCTCAACTTTGTCATTCATTTTTTTCACATCTACCATGAGGTTTTTAACATCTGTTGACAACGTGGAAAATCCACCATTTAGTGCTGGAGAATGTTCTATTTTATCTAGCCTATTGTAAAGTTTTACTACAAGAGCTTTTATTTCACTATCATCTGACATTTTAGTTTCCTTTTAAGAAGAGTTATTTGTGTATAACTATGTCGAAAAATTCTCCAAATATCAAGACCTTAGATAAAGATTTCATTGATGATTCACTGAGGAATTTAATTGAAGAAAAATATGCTATGCTGCTTTCAAGCGATAATGGTAATAGATTTTTTATTGAAAAGTATAACATGTTTGAAAACTTGCGTAGCACAAAGTTTTTGTTCCATTACTTGATGGATTACAACAAAGAAAATCAAATGGAGAGATTTGTTTCATATACCCTATTAAAAACATTGGAGCAGTCAGAAAGGGTTGCCGCTGGATCTTCGTTCTTTACTTTTCTTTTGTTCGTAAATTTCTTTACTATGACAGAACAACAGATTAATGAATTCGTTGAGGAAACAACTAGGGTTTTATTAAATGAAAGTTCGCCGCCAAACAAAACAGAATTTGAAGAATTTACAAGGAAGTTTTTTGCCGATAGGCCAGAATGGTTTTTAGAGTTGTTTAAACAATCCACATCAATGAGTGGATTAAAGGGTGCAATTAATCTTAAACCTCAAGCGGCAAATCATCTTACTGTAGAGGTTAAATCTGGATACAGATTCCCAGTAGACATTCCAAAAATTTATTTTGGCGGTAAACCAAAGATTGAATTAACAGAACCAAGAATTTGTTTTGTGGATGGTATGATAGAAAAACCATCCGAATTATTCAATATATTAAATGGGGCACACCAAGCTAAAATACCCTTGGTATTGGTTGCCCAAAAATATAGTGATGAAGTGTTAAGCACAATCGCATCCAATTTTCAACGAGGTGCAGTTCAGTGTTATCCATTATTGATTGAACCAAGTGTATATACAGTTAACCAAATTATGGACATGGCTGTAGCTTGTGGTTCACAAGTTGTATCAACCCTTTCTGGTGAATATTTGATTATGAAAAACTTTGATTCCTTATCAACTGTTGATCATATATCAATATCAGAAAAAGAAGTTGTTATCCTAAACCCCAAAACAAATGGCAGCGTTCAATTGCACATAAAAGGATTATTAGAGAAGAAATCGAATGCCGAGAAGCAATATCGTGCAATTGAGATTAGTGACTTTAATAAACTATACGATTCCAGAATTGAAAAGCTTCTAGGTAATATTGTAGAAGTAAAGGTTCCTAATAATTGGCCCGCACAAAAACGTACTGATTTTATGTCAGATTTTGATGACTGTCTAAGAAAAATTAAGTCTTATTATAGTCATGGGTTACTTCCAGAATTAGCATACAAAATGATTAAGGGTTTACCAGTTCAGTCTTGGCTGTTAACAGATCATGAATTATTACTACCATTTTATATTGGAATAAAACATGCAGAAAGCTTGAATAAAACATTTAAATCAGTTAATCATTTATTAACATTTGTTTCTTAATTCAATGCTTAAGTAGGAGTAGCAATTTTATCAAACTCAACTATTATACCATCAAATTTTTTACCATCAAGAAGTTGATTTATTATAAATTTCTTAAGATTTAAAATATCACCCACAATCTTAGGTTCAGTCTTGTATTTTTCTAATATAATACCAACTAGATTATCAAGAGAAGTTACAATGTCCTCAACTTCTTTTTCACCATCCACTACAGCAGATGGTGTTGGCGGTACAACTACTGGGGCGGGTGTAGGTATAATTACAGGTGATGGTGTAGCTATTGCTGGTGTTGCTGCTGCTACTGTGCGGGTAAACGTACTTGGTTTGGTCAATGAATTTACTCTGCTTGCTATTGCGAATATAGCATTTCCAAATTCTTCTTTTGTAAGATTAAGAAAATCTTCTGCAAAAGCATCAAGATCAAGGTAAGGTACGGCATTTACATATTTTGAACTACCAGTAACAAAAGTTAATAATTTTTTATACCATGGAGATTGATCATTTTTTAAGGCTTCAATAATTGCGACCCTTATATCTGCACTATCTGGCATAGCTCCTAATTTTTTATTTTCAGGAACCGAATCGTCAATAAAGTCTCTTAATAACAATTTAGTTAATGCTGGTAAATCTCTCGAAAGAAAATTCCACATTTTTGAATAAAAGGTTACGAGTTTAGCAGTTGTTTCTGCTGCCTTTTTTTTATTTTTTATGCGAATAAGTTTCCGTGTGTCTGATTTTGCATTTGATAGAGCTGTTTTTAAACTTTTGACACTTGGTAAAGTTGAAGAAATTAAATCTTCTGCTTTATCAAGGGCTTCAACAGCTAATTGTAAATTTCCTGTGTCTAAAGCCTCATTTAATTTAGATAAAAAATAATCTCTTTTAAGTTCTTCTTTTAATAAATTGTCATGTAAATCTTTAAGAGTTACCATAATATCGTTAAGTATGCCAATAATGTTGCAATATGGCAATTCAAGTCGAAAGAAAAAAGGTTGATAAAGAAAAAAAAGAATCTTTTACCCCGTTTGAATCTTCAATTTCAAGTTCTAATTTTAGTTCAAATGAAATACAAAATATTGCTGAGTCGAAAGAACTTCCAAAGAAAAAAATATTAAATAAGTTTCATTTACCAATACTAAACATAAACAAATCTGATTATTGGCCATCTATGCCTTTAAAAGATAGACAACACTTTACAGATGAAATTGCTGCTAAATCATGTCTGGGAAATTGTTGTGGTTATGAAGGATTAAGTGCAGGATGTTGTCAGCTCGATTTAGAAGATTTAGAACACGTATTAGGTTACGTTGAAGAATCAGATATTGAACGACTTCTAAAACATTTGAAGAAATCCACTCCTGGAATTAAAAGAGAAGATGTTGTTATTGATATGGAAGAAGGTATTTTACTCGGAAAACAGTTCTTTAACGATCACCCAGTATTCAAAGATAAAGATTCATATCCTATGTTAAGATTACAACTCTTTGGATCTAGATTCGTTTGTAAATTTTTATCCCTAGAGACTTTTAAATGCACTGTTTACAACCATCGTCCAGACATGTGCCGAGAATATCACTGCGAATGGCTCAAATCTAGTTTTCTCCTTAGAACAAAAGACCGCCCAAATACCTGGCAGAAACTAAGGTAGCCCTATTTATCTTGGAGTGGTCGAAGATAAAAACTAATGATTTACTAACCAAAATGGCAATTTAATTTCTTGGTGTTGACATAACATAAACTGATAACTAACCATAATACTATGGCGGTTTATAATGGGTAAACGAAAACCAGACCCTTCTGATTCTGTTTATAAAAATAAAGATGAGGTCGATGGGGTTGTAAATAGAAAATGGCATCAGCCCGATAAAGGTAAAGTAAAATATTCTGATATGATCAACTGGATCAAAACCAAACTTGCAAATGATTTTAATGATCTTGAATTATATCATTTGATAGTTGGAACTGACTCACAAAAAAGATCAACAAATGTTAGGTTTGTAACGGTTGTTGCATTATACAAAGAAGGTAAAGGGGGTATGTATTTTTATACTAGTCATCTTTTACCAAAGGAATTATTTGGCCGCTCAAAAAATGATAAATCAAAAATATACCAAGAAGTTGATTACTCGATTGAAGTAGCAAATGAAATTTTGCAAGAAACATGTGATTTAATTGTACCAACAATTCATGTTGATGTTTCCCCCAAATACAAAAGAGAATATACTTCAGATATATCTGATAATGTAATTTCAATGGTTCGAGCTTATGGATTTGAACCATGTATTAAACCATTTTCTTTTGCAGCATCTGCTATTGCAAATAAACATAGCAAAGGTTAATGAATAATAATCATAAAGTAGGTTAATATGGATACTAATAAACGTGCAAAACTAGACACTGAAATTGAACGAGCCCTGTTCAAATATGTTAATAAAATTAAAGAAAATGTATACGATTTTACAATTTTAACTGTAAAAAAAGATCCAGTATTAAGAGAAAGTATCAATATTGAAACTGTTAAACAGCTTCTTGCAATTATTCAAACTGGAATTCAACAATCTAAAGGAGTATTTGTTGGCGAGTTTAATAACGATATTAAAATCGCTCTTGATAATTACGCTCAAGCTGAAAACCCTACTTTGTCGATGACATCAAAAGAAGAAGTTGTGGAGGTGCCATCGTCAGCAAAAGCTCAGGTTTCCACATCAGCAACAAAAACAAAAGTCGCGTTTTCTCTGCCTTCAGAATAAGTCTTTTAATTTTACTATATTTTGTTTGGTCTAGAAATTAGAATTATGAGCAAAGCAAAAACATATGTAAAACATCTTGTTGAATGCAATTGTGTTTTACCACAATTTAAAAATAGAAAAGATATAATTTTTCATAAATTTGTTGTATTTTCAAAAATAGGATTTGATGACAAAGTTATCACATCTTATGTTAAATGTAATAATTGCAATGGAGTTCATAGGGTTTATGAGATTTCAAAAAGTGAGCTTATGAAAAATGAAAATTCAAAAAGTGTTGAAACAATCGATGAAATAAAATTATTCTTACCTGAAAAATTACAAATATTACTTGAAAAATACGATTGTGATTTGCCAACTTGGCAAGAGACACAATTTATTATTGATAGTGAAGCATGGGGCAGTAGAGTAATTTTATCAAGAGAAGTTGAACAATCAAAAACAACAACTAAAATAAATTTAACAACTTTGCTTATTGCGGGCAAAACTTTATATAAATTAGATAAATTTGAAAGAGAAGATTCAAATGGCGAACAATAGTAATGGTTTAGTTGGACAACCAGAAGTTAAGTTTGAAGAAACAGATTATAATCTGGAATTAAAATTCGAAGAATTTGAAACGGTTCTTACAAAAGAACAAAAAACTCGTTGTTTTGAGGTGACTACCGAAGTTTCAAAATATCTTAAAACTGATAGAGAAAAAATATTCTTAATGGAAAGGTTAGCGTTAGAATTAGAAAACAACGATCTTTCAATTATGTTTGGTAAAACAGCCAGGGCTTTGCGTGCAGAATTAAATAAATCAAATGCAACTCAAGGCAAAACAGCTAAAAAAGGACTGGTTACAAAGTAATGAAAATTGAAACTAGATTTGAAAGAGTTTATCACAAAAGACAAGATGGTCTTTATCAAGAATATATTAGACATTTTATTGTGACAACCAATCCATCAACGGGCGAAATTAAAACACAATTTGATAAAGAAATAATTGGCAAAATTTATAAACGAGCAACTGTAAATGATAGAGGTATAAATGGATATGCATATTTTACAGATGCTGATACAAATGAAACAATTCAATTGGTTGCTATCCAATAATCTGTTTTATGCCTATCCCTTCATGGTTAGATCTAAAAACAGAAATTACTAATCCTAGTAAACCAAACTGGTTTCAAAATATACCAAGACCAAAATCTGATGCGGCATTTTATTTATGGTCTATTTGTTCAATATTTGAAGCAGCGAAAGAAATTTCATTCCCAATTCCTTCAATAGAACAAACTGTTGAAATAACCGCTAATTTTGGTGTTGAAACAGGCCATGGTCAAAAGTGGAGTGAAAATAACTGGGGTGGTGTTAAGATTAACAAATCGTATGTTGATTCATATAAACTAAAACATGGTAAATCTCCTCATTGGTTTCAGACCTCTGGACATGCCAACAGTGGCGATGAAGCCACTGTATATTACGTAGGGTTTGATTCAATACCACAGTTTAGTGAATTTTGGCTTGAAAGATTTGTGCCAGCGGGTTATAAATTAGAAGATTCTAATCCAAAAAAGAGTAGATACTATAAAACTGCTAAAGCATTTTGGGAAAGATTAATCAATCCAAATCAACACTGGTTTTATGAACTTTGTGTTTCTGGATATAAGGGGGCTCTAACTCAGAAAACACCAGCCCCAAGCGTTGAAACATTGTTTAATGTAAAATCAAGAGTACAAACTGTAACAACTCAACTATTGCTTGGGGTTACACCAGACGGTTCATGGGGACCAAAATCAACTGCTGCTTGTAAAGCGTTCCAAGTTGAAAATGGATTAAGTTTAGATTCTGGCGAATGTACAAATCAAACCCTGCATGTTTTGGTGTCAAAATATCTAACAAATGCAGATTTCGCAAGGAAGTTTGGATTTGAGTTTTAAAAACTCATTAGACTATCAAGCGGGCGACCAACGAACATACCATTTTTATAACCTTTGGCTTTAAGAGCGGCAACAGTTTTTTGCAAAGGAATCCCATCACATTCTTGTGTTGGTAGTCCACAAACCGCCGATTGTCTTTCTTTCCATACCTTTATATCTTCCTCCACATCCATATCAAATAATTCATACCCAGCAGCTTTTAATGCATAGAAAATATGTTGACCTGGATCCCCTGCCCCTCTTTCGGATGTAACATTTACATGGCCAATGATACCAACTACATTATTACCATTTCCGCCAGTTGAACTCAATCTTTTAATTTGTCTTAGATTTGGTTTATCTTCCTTTTTATTCCATGGAATTTGGCGTTGTATGCCCAAAGAAGCGGTCAGGAAGTCAATCAATAATACTGTTTTGTCTAATTGACCAGAATATAATACTCTACGCTTTGAATCGGTTTTATTTGGTCCTTGAATTAATTCAAATCCAAGACTAACTGCATTAATATTATTTGCTTGCCAACTATAATCAACGGTTGGATCATTTTGACAAAGCACTTCACCATTCATGTCGATTGTGTAATCCCATGATACTGATCTGGTTGTATTTACTTGATATCTTGCATTCGCTTCATCTATTGTTGAATCTGGACCCATTCCTTGAATTAGATCACTTAGGATCCCTTCGTGTGTATGCGCCACAATGCTGCGTACTTGACGAGTACGTGTATTTTTATGAGTAATATACTTTAACCATGAGATGTTATCTAGCCATGATTTTGTAGTTAGTCCTTCGACTTCAAATTGTTTGCCACCGATTATAATAGACATATTATTAATTATCTAATTCAGACAAACAAAGTTTGTGAACACAGATAATTCCATTTATTGGATCTAGAACTTTGTAAAAATTTGGTTTTGGTTTGCCGTCAGATTCTAATACAAGAACGTGACTATCTGGTACTAAACGTTTTAAGCTATCAAACTCCACAAATACGCCTTCAAGATTATTAATTCCATAAAGATCTTTTTCTTTAATAATCTTATATTCTTTGCCGATTAAAATTTCTGGTACTCTCCTTTTTTCCATTTCTTTATAAGTTAACATACATTGTATTTTTTTGTACAGTGTTTTTTGATTTACAATAAAGGAAAATATCATCTTATGTTTCTTTCAAACAACAAGTGAGTTTAATATCCATAATGATTGTATGGAATGTATAGTTTGTTTAAAAAAACATTGCATATGTGAAAAAATTATTGATTACGAAATCAATGAAATAGGATTTCTTGAAACACCACGCAAAAGAAAAAAAGCAGAGAAAGTAGGATTATCTGTTTTTAGAACAGAAGCGGAACAAGAAATTAAATATAAGAAACGGATGCTGTCTGGGGCAAAGCAAAGAGCCAAAACTAAAGGGCTGGCATTTGATCTTACAGTTGAAGACATAGCCATCCCAGTGTATTGTCCTATTCTTGGTATGCCGCTATACACAAGTGAGTTAGATTCAGATTGTAGCCCTTCTATTGATAGAATTGATAATTCTGGCGGCTACACAAAAGATAATATTCAAATAATTTCAACTAGAGCAAACCGAATTAAAAGCGATTCTTCAATTGAAGAATTGCAAAGATTGCTAAATTATCTTGTTGAACAAAATCGTCTCAGACGCATTGACAGTCTGTAGGGTTGTATTAAGCTAGGATTACTATGAACGAAACGCAAAATGATATTATTGGTTGTGCGGTAGTGGTTAGTAGCTTGAAACTTTTGTATCCGTCCCATTCTAAAAGTGATGAGATTTTTATTATCAACACAGGAACATTCACCTCTTATATCGAAGATGATGATTCATTTATGAATCCAGCACATAGACTGGCGACATTGCGATATAATGAAGATCACATTGTTATTCTTGAAAAAATTAACTCTCCTGTTCTAAACTCAACTGACTTTGTTGAATATAAAGTGCTAACCAAAGATGGAATTGGTTATATGTTGCATAACAAAATGCACGAACGATTTACAATCGTAGCCTAACTTATCCTCTCAATTATTGATATCCCATTTGGTAAATTTGCCCTAAAATTTTGGATAATTGTTCTATCATCCATAAATGAATCAGGCTTGGCAAAGAAACCATGAGGATTTTTACTAACATACTTTATATGTTTTGGTATGTTCACATGAACTAAAGTAGAATTTATGTGTTGAAATAAATCAATTGTAATAAAGTTAATATTTTCTTTTATTGTATTTTGTGTTAGTATATCGTTACAACAAACAAAACTAACTGTATCTTTTGCCTGAGAGTTTAAACAATAGACTTTTGGATTTTTTAATATAATAAAATCTTTATCTGAAAAAAGATCTGCTATAGAAGTAATATTATTTGGATTATCAAAATTAGCAAAAAAATGATTTATAAAATCTAATACAGTTTTTCCATTCAAAAATTTGAATGTATCGTAAGAATTAAATGATTCTAATGGTATTATTGATTTCATCAGTTTATTCGTTTAATCATTTCTTTTAATGATGATTCTAGATTAGTATTAAATTTTACAACATCTTCTCTTTTTGTTTTATTTGTTAGAGTAGTACAAAATATATTATACGATGATATGCTGGTAAATTGTTCATATTCAAGTATACTATAAAGTGTGCGATTTGCAAATCCATTTTCAAGCAATATGTTTGCTTGTAAATGCAAACCCACATTTCCCTTATAAAAAACTGTACACTCCTTATTGATACTAAAATCAATTAATATAAAATTTTTAGTTTTAATCATTCCATCAAATAGATAAAGATCTTTATTTTCTATCCCAAGATCTTTATATTGTTGATGGACTTGCGGAGCATATTGATTTAGCTTTTCATAAAGTTTCCAAACAATATCTCCACGTTCTGGGGACAATCGTTCTACTGCTTTTTCAACCATCATATTTATTGGTTTTTTTGAACTCAAAAAATTACTCCAAATCAAATGGTTTAACCAAGTAATGGTCTAATCCATGCTTCTCAATTATATCCTTTGTTATGATGTATGTAAAGTCGTTTTCGACTGTTGAATAAACTGATTTATTAAGAAAAGTAAAGTCATAAGTTGGAAACCAAAGGCAAAAAGATGGGTTTGTAAAACTTTTTAAGTCAAGAATTGCAAAAACTATTTCAGTTGATCCTGATTGTGTTATAATTTTTATATATTTTTGCCAAACAAACGATTCATCTTCTGTTTTAATCCACTTGCTAGGACCATCATATATAATAAAATGCCCTCCACAAAACAGACATTCGCCATTCTCAGCTAGAGTTCTAATTATTTTAATCCTATTTTCAATTTGATTTATTATTTGTTCGTGAAAATAGTGGAAATATATGTCACGGATTATTTGTTTTAAGCCTTTTTTTTCCATAACCCTACTTTAACTAAATGATTTTATTAGTTTTTATAATTTATTACCACTATTTTGCAACAAAATAAAGAATTTAAAATGCGTATTTATTTGAGTCATGAAATTATACAAATTTTTATTTGAAGAAGTTGACCGCAACCAATTTAATTACGGCCCCGTTTATCATGGTGGAACCTGGGATGGGGTAAGTCCTATTAAAACAACTGGAAGAGGCGCATTGGGTTCAGGAGCTTACTTTACACCAAATAAATCCATAGCAGAAAATTATGCACAAGAATCAGGTGGAGAAGTTATTGAAACCTATCTTGATCTTAAAAATCCTTTAGAAATTCATGTGAATAAAAACACATATTCTCACCCTTGTGTGCAAGCACTTGTAAAGTTAGGTGTTAACGAAGAAAAAGCTGCGAAAAAAGTTGAAAAAGTAGAAGAACAAAAGGGATATATTGGAAAAGAAATAAGTAGTTTAGCAATTGGAAAGGGTTATGATGGTCTTATTCAATATTTTGATGGTGAGCCAAAAGAAATAGTTATTTGGAATTTTAAACAAGTTAAATCAATAACTAAAGATAGTACGGAATAATTTATCAGTTTATTTCTTGTGAGCAGAAAACTCACAGGCTCGTCCTGTGGGATGAATGCGATTCAATTTAAAATATTTTAAACAAAAAATATTTTTTGCATAATAATTAAAACTATCGGAGCAATTAATTTTTCTGATATCGTTCGGAACGAACGATTACAGGCATGGAGAGAATATAAAACCAACTGGTTTTCCAGCGGTAATTTTCGGTGAAGTGCTTAAAGTTCCTGAATAAATTTCAGGAAGCCCACAGCCTCGTGCTGTGGGTAGTTCACCTGAAGCAAATCCTGTTCCTTCTATTCCATATTCTTTGCATTTAGGATGCATGTAATAGAAATATACACCTCTTGGAAACCATTTGCCTCCTGGGTTGACTCCCCATTTTTCAAACTCAGAAAAAGTAATTCCATATTTAGGCAACCCATCTCCAGTTAATTGATTGTATTTGTCTACATTATAAAGAAAGTTACTACCATACATCTCTTTTTCAATATTAAAATTTTCAAAAAGTATATTGTATAGTTTCATGACAAATTTAAATAGTTAATATTATGACAACCAAAGCTGTATCCTTGGCAGAATCATTATTTGGAGATGTTGAAGCCAGAAACCTATTTGTAAAGGTTGAAGTTGACGAACAACGCATCTCCGTTTCATACGAATATGACAATAAGAGATCGAAACCTGCTGATTTTGGTAGCAAAAAGAAATTAAATGGTTCTGTTATAGCGTATGCGGCATCAGTCAATAAAAATAAAAACCTTGGCCCGTGTTTTGATGCATATATTGTAGATCAATCAAGGGTTAACAAAAAAGGTGGATATGGTAATTTGCTTTATTATCTCACATTGCATTTTGCTGGAGATAAAGGAATCACCGCAGATCGTATCTTAAGTTCTATGGAAGCTGTTAATTCATGGAATCGTTTATATGCCGATTCTGAAGTGGTAAAAAAACCTTTAGATGATTTTTATGATCCTAAAACACCACCACCTGAAGATGATTGTAACCTTGCTTCATCTGGGATTTATGGCGATACGACAGAAGAGCCTGAATCTGTAAAATCAAGACATGCCCAGTCTTCTTATTCTTGGAATGTAAGTTTGGCAGATGAAAAATATAGAGCAATAAAAGGTTCAAAATTAAACTATGTTTATGTTGCCGACTCAAGTGATTTAATTGATTATTTTACTTCAATAAACATACCAGTTGCAGTAAATGGAAAACAACCAGAATTTAAAGACGAACCAACACTCACTCTAACCTCTCCCGAAAGTGATATTTCTGATTTTGAAAAAATGTTTGCATCTTATATGAAAGAAACCCGTAAACCCAAGAAAATTTCTTTATCAAGTATAATTTTTAACAGATAAATTACACGTATGGATTTGGCAACATAAGTCTATCCCTTTCAGGATAACCTTTTACAACCACTATGTTTCTTATTTTACTGGGATTAAATAATACAAACCATACTTCCCCACCGCCCTGTGTTGTAAACACTCCATCAATTCCTTTACTTAAGAAAAACCTAACAATTTCAAGTCCTGCTTGCCCCGCACCAGCTTCATGATTGATGATAAGGTTATTTAAAACATCAGCAGGAATTTGTTCTATATTTCCTCGTCTTTCAGAATAACGCTGCAAATCAGATATTATTAAATCTCGTTTTGGTAGCCGTTTCACACCTTTTAAGAATTGGATTACTTCTTCTAGGTTTAATTCAGCTCTGGGATCATTTGTATGGACAATATCTTTATCGATATCAAACAAATGCACCACACGCCCACCACCCGCATAGCTTTTTGCAGTTTCAAAATTATTGGTTAGGTTAATACCAATACCACTTTCATATCGGCCTTGTTTAACTGATTTTAATCCTGTAGGTATAGAAGTCATCTTCTTGCCGCCATGATACATTTGGAATGTACCAGAATCTGGGTTCTGAGCAACAGCTT